GAGCGCTTCGGACTAGACGCCCGTGAACGCCGGCGTGACCGTTCCCGTTCCCGAGATCAGCTGCGCCTGGGAGTACCTGCTGAAAGTTGCCGCAAAGTACCCATACAGCACGAACAGCACGCCGAGGCTGGCGACCGCCGGCTGCTCTGCGCGGATAAAGAGTGGTGCATTCGGATCCTCCCAGAGGTGGGCCTCGCGACGGTCGAGCACGTACACGTGGTCCTGGGTGCCACCGGTGACGGCGCCGGCGAGGCCGGCCGTGGTGACGTTGTTGTCGACGATGACCGGCGCGCCGTTGGGCAGCACGCCACGGACACCGGTGCCGTACACGGTGTCGTAGTTCGCGCCGAGCATCTGCGCGGCGACACCGGGCTGGCTGATCAGCGGCCAGGTCGCGGACAGGCCGTTCTGCAGCCAGTACCAGCGACGCGAGTGCATGATCGTGATCGTCTCGCCGGAGGCCTGGTCGAGCATCGCTGCCTCGACCGCGGCCTGCGCCTGGATGATGATCGGGTAGAGCTCGGTCACCTTCGGCGACGCCGAGGTGTAGGCGATCACAGTGGACGACGCGGCCAGGCCGGTCGTCGCCTGGTTGATCAGCGTGCTGTCGAGCGTGGTGGCGTAGCGGCGGAACAGGTCGTCCATGACGACGGCCTCGGTGCCGGTGCCGCGCTCGATGGCCTGGCGGGACAGCGTCTGCTGGCCGCCGATGGTCTGCACGTTGATCGTGAGCAGCGTGTCGTCGATGTTGGTCTCGGACACGCCCGAGTTCTCCAACGCCTGCAGAGCGGCGGAGGTCGCGGTCGTGATGCGGGACAGGTTGACCGTCATGCCCTCGGCGGGGAGCTCGTGGCGGTTGCAGGCGTCCGCGAAGGGGCGCATCGCGGCCACCGCGGGCGCGTAGAGGTCGGTCAGGTACTGCGGGACCGTGAGGCCGGCGAACGCACCGGTGCCCGCGGCCCGCTCGAAGTACTGGGCGCGCTCGACGCGCTCCTCCGCCTGGTGGCGGGCGAGGCGCTCCATCGCGGAGTAGTCGCCGAAGAACGCGGCGGCCATGTCGCGCTCGAACTCGGCGCCGGCCTTGACGCCGGCGCGGAGCTTGCCGGTGCTCTGGTCGAAGCCGCGCTCCTTGTGGATCGCGTAGGTGCGCTCCTCGGAGCCGACGCGCGCGACCTTGTCGTAGGCCGGCTTCGGCGCGCCGGGGGCGGTGCGCTTCGCGAGCTCGGCGATCTCGGCCTCGCGGGCGATCTCGGCCTCGAGGCCGGTGATCTCGCCGCGGACCGCCTCGATGTCGACGTCGACGGTCGCGCGGGCCTTGATCTCGGCGTCGATGGTCTCGACGGTGATCGTCGCGTCGGTGTCGAGCGCGCCGCGCATGGCGGTGAGCTTGTCCGTGTGCGTCTTGCGGGTGGCGAGCAGGGACGTGAGCCGCTCCTGCGCCCGGGCGAGCATCTGCTCGAGAGTCATGAGACTCCCCTTCCTGGGTCGGGTGTGGGTCGTGCCGGAAGCGGCCTGCCGCTGTCAGCCGGGCGGGCAAGAGCGCGCGCGGGCGAGGTGCATGGCCTTGACCCGCGCGCCCGGATGGGCGGGCGGGAACCTGTGGTGGATCAGACGTCGGCGAGCGCGAGGTCGATCAGCGCCGCGCGCAGGTCTCGCGCCGGCTTCGGCGCCTGCTCCTGCGACTGCTGGCGCACGCCGGAGCTCGCGGCCGGGTTCGCACCGAAGTTCACGGCCGACACGTCGCCGCGGTCGAGGTCGACGGCGTTGATCCGGAACTCCTCGTAGTCCGGGGACCACTGGCCGGAGTCGATGCGGAACTTGAACGAAGCCTCCGCGAGGTCCTGGCGCTCGAGGGCGAGCAGGACGGTGGCGACGTCGGCGCGCGCCGGGTCGACGGTGGCCTCGAAGCGCAGGCCGGTCTCGTCCTCGGACAGCAGCAGGGTGCCGTTGCGGGTGTGCGCCATCGGGATGCCGCCGCCGGCGCCGTGGTTGATCGTGAACTCGACCAGCGGCGACGTCGCCAGGGTCGCCTCGAAGGCTCCGCGCGACACGATCTCGGTGTACGGGCCGAAGAAGTCGTACATGACGTAGGGCGCCTCGGTGACCGACGCGTACCCGGTGATCACGTTGCCGGCACTCCCGCCGTCGGCGGCGCGGCACTGCACGGACCGCAGCGCGACGCGCACCGTGGCGGTGCTGTCGGACTCCGTGCCGCTGCGGCGCTGCCGGGGCCGGTCGGTGGCCTGCCGGACCTGCTGGGCTCGCGTCTTGGCCGCGGACTTCAGCGCCAGGGAGGACATCTCCTCCATGTCGTCCTCCATGTCGGGGTTCTCGACCCCGAGCAGCGCCGAGAGCGCCTCGAGCACGTCGTCGAGGCCGTCGTCGACGACCGACAGGGAGCCGAGCAGGACCGCGAGGGAGGTGCGCTCGGGATCGGTGAGGGTCCGCTCGAGGCGCTGCTCGACCGCAGCGATGGTGATGGTCACGACAGGCCTCCGGTCGGGGCGGTGGAGCGGTTGGCGAACAGGCGGTCGAACTCCGCCTCCTGCTCGGGGGTGAACGGCGGGCGGTTCTGGATCTCACGAGCCTCGGACGGGGCCAGGAAGCGCCCGTCGATCTGCGCGGCGAGCGATGCGACGACGGCGGCCGGGTCCATGCGCAGGATCGCGTCGGTGTTCAGCTTCACGTAGCGCGGCTGCGGCAGGATCGTCGACAGCGCGGCCTCGCGGCGCACGATGGCCGGGCCGATGTTCATGATGAGCAGTTGCAGGTTGCGCTGGGTGACGTTCGCGTAGGTGATCGAGCCCTTGCTCGTGACCGCGTCGATCATGTCGCCGGGGACGCCGAGGAACCGGGCCAGGTCGCTGATGCCGTACTGCTTCTCCTCGATGAACGAGGCCTGCGTGCCGGCGGTGTTCGCGAAGGCGAACTCCCAGTCCTTGCCGGTCACGAAGATGTCGCGGTCGGCGACGGCCTCACGGTAGCGGGTCTTCGCGACGTCGGACTCCTCCGGCGTCAGCGTCTGCTTCGTGACGTTCTTGAGCACCCCGGAGTGCTGCGCGCCGTTGCCGAACCAGTCGTTGGCGAACTTCTGCGCCGAGAGGTAGCCGCCGATCGACCACGCGGCGTAGGCGATCGGCGAGAGACCCACCGGGAGGCCGGCGACGGTGAACTGCTTCTCGTGCCAGATGTGCTCGGGGTCGTACAGCTTGCCCCGGATCCGGTACTCGAGGATCTCGCTGTCGCTGCCCCGCACGGTCACGTCGTCCATCGACACGAGGTCGATGCGCTTGGGCAGGTTCTGGCCGTCGCGCTCGGTGATGATGCCGATGGTGTTGCCCAGGCGGTCGAGGTCGAACTGGGTGGAGTACATCCACTCCTGGATCAGCATCCGGTCGCCGCTCGGCGACACCAGCACCGGCGGCTTGGGCATCTCGGCCTGGACGCCGTTCACGCGCCGGTACACGTCGATGGGCATCGTCGACACCAGGTCGGCGCGCAGGCGAAGGCACGCCCACACCGCGGAGTGCCGCAGCGCGGTGTCCGGTGTGACGTGGATCGACCCGACCTTGCCCGTGATGCGGTTGCGGCCGTAGAGCGCGAGCTGCAGGGCGGCGAGGTCGGCGACCCGCTTCTGACGACCGAACAGCAGGCTCACGACGACTCCTGCTTGTCGGCCCGCGGCTCGCGCGAGGTCATCCACGCCGCCCCGAGCAGGGCGGAACCGGTCGTGAGGACGCCCAGCGGCGGCCAGATCGTGGCTGCGGCCAGGCCGAGGCCGATCGCGAGGACCAGCAGGCCGGCGATCTCGAAGGCGGTCGTGGTCAAGTCGCGCATGACAGCCCTTCGAGTCAGTAGAGGGACGCGGCGACGTCGTAGTTCGCGGCGTTGTCGCGCCACCAGGCGGCGCGGTCGTTGCCCATGACCGCGCAGACGGCCAGGTCGATCTTGCGATTCGAGTGCTTGTGCTCCTTGGCGAGCCGCGAGCCGCGGGCGTCCGTGCGGACCGACGCGTTGCCGACGTGCCGCACCAGGCGGGGGTCGCCGTCGTGGGTGAACCGGCCGTCCATCACGTCCTCGTAGAGCCGCTGCGTGGCCGGCACCGTCCGGGACGGGGTCTGAGGGAAGGCCTGAACGGGAAGCCCCTCGGCCTCGAGCTCCTCGGCGGCGTCCAGCCACAGGTACTCGTCCCAGGCGATCTCGACGACGTCCCATGTGCGGCACGCCGCACGGATCTCGTCCTTGACCTGCGAGCGGGGGACGGACCAGTCGATCGCGTCGGGAGGGCGCTCCCACAGTCCGCCGACGATGCAGTGCCCGGTGTCGACGTCGTGGACGGTGAAGCCCGTCGTGTCCCCCGTCCGGGAGCCGTCGAAGGCCAGCACCACGCGGCGGAGCGGCTCGATCTTCCGACCGTCGATCGCACGGGACTCGAACACTCCCGAGGGGAGCCACGTCACCGCACCGGACACCCATGCGTTGGTCCGCTTCGTGCGGAACTCGGCCTCCGGCGTCTTGCGGACCGAGGTCTGGAAGTCCTCCTCAGCCACCAGGTCGCCGAAGCCGGGATTGGAGGCCGCCCACGTGTCGCGGGACCGGTGGTCGGCGTCGAGGCTCGCTTCCCACCAGGCGAAGAAGAAGGACGGGTCCTCGACCTCACTTGCCACGACGCGCTTGCCGTACTGGTACAGGCCGTAGCACAGCGAGTCCTGGCCGCTGGCCTCGTAGCGCACACCCGCCGTCGTGATTCCGACTAGGAGAGGCTCGACGCGAGCACCCATCGCGAGAGCCATGACGTCCCACAGCTCGCGATTCGGCTGGGCGTGGACCTCGTCGAACGCCACCAGCGTCGGGTTCAGCCCTTCCTTGGTGAACGCCTCGGCCGACAGGCATCGGTACGTGGCGCCGTTGGTCGGGTTGAAGATCGCATCCCGGGTGACCTTCAGCAGTTCGGAGAGCTCCGGGTCCAGGCGGACCATCTCGCGGACCGTGCCGAACACCAGGCGTGCCTGCTCACGATCGGCCGCGCAGGAGTAGACCTCACCACCGGCCGGCCCGAACAGCAGATGCTCGAGAGCGATCACCGCGAGCCACGACGACTTCCCGTTCTTGCGCGGCAACCCGATGAGCGCCTGTCGGTGCCGGAGCCGCCCGTCCGCGCGAACCGCCAGCAGGTGCCGGGTCAGTTCCGACTGCCAGGGGCGGAACTTGATCGGCTGCCCGACGCTTCCTGCGATGGAGTCCTTGGTGATCCGGCACAGCGCCTCGCCGAACTCCACGACGTCACCGCCGCGGGACCGGCGCAGGTCGGCGACCGGGACCTCCGTCAGCCAGCGGGGGGGCCAGCCGTCAACGGTCTGCACGCTTGCGCGCGAGCTCCTCGAGCGCGGAGACACGCTTCACCTCCGCGACTCCCAGACGACTACGCGACGTCGGGTCGAATCCGAGGACCGACAGCGCCTCGTGCAGTGCCTTCACGAACCCGGTCACCGCTCGCGCGTCGCCCGGATCGGAAGTGGCGCGGTATCGGCGACGCGCAACCTCGAGGTCATCGGCCAGGCGGCAGGCCGAGACAACGGAGGCGAGGTCGGTGTCCGGGCTGAGCCACGTGATGGCAGCCGCCCACGCCTTCCCCCAGAGCTCGCGCCCCTCGAGGCCGAGGTCGACAGGGGGCTCGGGAGTGCCGGCAGCCATCGGAAGGGCCACCACGTCGGCCACCGCCGGCAGGCGACGACCGCCGGAGTCGACGCCTGGGTGTCGGCCGGTCGCGCGCTTCAGCTC